ACCGCAATGACGAGTTCAAGGCTATACACATCATAGCTGATGCGGTCGTTCTTCCTGACATGACGGCGTACACCCTGCTCTTTCAGAATGCCGTCCTTGAATATAGCCTTGACAGCCTTGCGCACATAGCAGCCGAATACATTATACATGTCGGCAATCTCCTGCAAGGTCATCCATACAGTATAGGTCGGCATGGATACCGTTCCGCTCTCGCTGATAGTTATAACTCCTCTGTTCATTTCCCGTCCTCCTTATTTTTATTCTGGTCAGTTTCTTTTGTTTCTCTGCGCAGCATCAGCTTGTCCATGTCCTTGGATATCTTGTCATCGGTGATGACAGCATAGACCTGGGTGCTTCGCAGGTTGGAATGCCCCATCATCTTGGCGATGCTTTCCATTGATATGCCCGAAGTAACCATGTTTACTCCGAATGTATGTCTTGCAACGTGTGCGGTAAGATTCTCATTTATACCCAAAGCCACACCGAGTGAATGAAATTCAAACCACATGGAATCACGTGAAGAAAGAGGGAAAACAGGTTTGCTATCATCCGCTGTATTGTATAGCGACATTATTTGTTCAGCTATCGGATGCAAGGGAATGAACGCTTCGTTGTTGGTCTTTGCTCTTTTCTCACGAATGTATTTTCTACCGTCTGCCGTCATCCCGATATGGTGTGGATACAGGTTACGTAAATCGACATAAGCCAAACCTGTAAGGCTGGAGAAAACAAACATTCTTCGTGCCAACTCCAAAGCCTTATCTTCCATAGGAGTCTCCATAATGAGCAGCAAGTCATTTCTGGATATATGTCTACGCTTTGGTGAGCCTTTCTTTTCATATCCGACATCTTCCAGTGGATTGAATTTCAGCAGACCTCTGTCAACAGCGATATAAACCAAGCGTTGCAGCCAACAAAGATTATGGTTCGTATTGGATGCACTATACCCTTTGCCAATCAAGAACAACTTATAAGATTTGCCAAATTCCTCAGTCAAATCTTCAAATGTAATGTCATTCATTCCTCGTAACCCGATGAACTCTCGCAAGTTTAGCTGCGATGTCTTAGATTGGCGATAAGAAGATGTTGAGTTAATACGGATGGAGCGCAGCCTAAGGCGTTCACGCTCCTCCTCGCCAGTGGCAAGCAATGTCATCGGGATAGTATTTGCATCAACAATAACATTCTTCAGAATCTCGGCGGTAACGATGCCCTTTTCCTTTGTTGCCTGCTCGTAGGCTTCGTCAATTCTTAGTCTGAACGCTTGCAGTTGTCCGTTCACTCTTGCATTCTTGGCTTCACCTTTTTTCGTGTCCCATTCTTCGGGAGCACAGTAAAGACCTGTTGCTATGGCTGACACTTTGCCGTCAATTGTGATACGGCAAAATATAGATGTGGTTCCGTCTGCCTTTACTCTGCCACGGTTGATATAATAAAACTGCTTGTATGTACTTCTCATTGTTATGTTCCTTTCTTATTTTGTGAAAATATTACAGGACAAACTTGAAGTCTTTGTTGGCTTCGATGAACTTGTCCATATCCTCAAATAGCTTTTTCGGGGTGACACGTGCATAGATTTGCGTGGTCTGAATGTTGCTGTGACCAAGCATTCTGCTGATAGTCTCTATCGGAACACCTTCTTCGAGCGTAACGAGCGATGCGAAACTGTGCCGTCCAACATGATAGACCAAATCCATACTTATGCCAGATAGTACTCGGAGACTTTTCATGTTACCTCTCAGCACTCGAAATTCCTGTGGCGGTAAAAGAGTAGGTCTTGTCGGGTCTTTGTATTTCTCCAACATGGCAAGCGCCTCTGGCAGTAACTTCACACGTGCAAGCATCTTGTTCTTCTTTCTATGGTATTTCAGCCAAAGGCTGCCCTCCTCATCACGAAAGAGGTTTTCTTCCGTGATGGAAACCGTATCGGCATAAGCCGTGCCTGTATAGCAGGCGAAAAGAAAAAGGTCACGGGTCAAAGCCAACGATTTTCTTCGCTCTGGTATTTCGAGGTCACGAATTTTCAGGAAGTCCTCACGTGTCAATGCCTTTGGTGGATTCTCTTTCTTTTGAGGTAGCTTGAAGTGCATGAAATGATAACGCTCGGAGTGTCCTGCCTTGAAAGCTATTCGGCAGGTCTTCTTCAAGATGGCGAGATAGTGGCGGACTGTATCAAGTGCAAGACCTCTCTCGTCCAAGCAAAAGTCCATGTACTCACGGATAAACTGCTCGTCAAGCTCACCGAATGCCACATCGTCAGTTCCATAACGCTTCTTGACGAACAATCCCAATGTCAGGCGAGTGTACTGGTAGTTTGGCAGCGTGCCTTTCTTGTAGTCGATGCCGATTCTTGACTCAATGTCCGCAATGATGGCGTCAAGCTGCTTCAACAAGGTCATCTGAGTGTCTGCACTGCATTGAAACAGATCCTTTATCGCCTTTGCGTCAAAATCCGTCTTGCGCTCCACAAGTGACTCGTAGGCTGAGTTTATTGCCAGCAACAGCTTGTCAATCTTGGCGTTCACTTCCACAGCCTCCTTGCTCTTGCCGTCAAGTCTGCTCTCACGTGGATTCCATAACTTTGGCGTACATGACAACTTGCAACCGAACTGCGCCATTGTTCGGTTGAGGGTGATGCGTCCCATGATGGGAGCCTTACCGTTCTTGTCCAATCCGCTCTTTTTAAGGTAGAGCAGCACCTTGAATTTTTCAACTTTCATCTGCTTACTTTTTTAGTTTGCAAAAATAATCAATCAGTAAGCATTCTCCGTCATTGAAAGTTGTGCAGAACAGTGCAACAAACACTGGTGACAAACTATTTGTTTTTCACCTCGTTAGCAGTGTTGGTTTCGGTAACTGACCGCTAACGGTTTGGTAACTGAAATAACTCAATAGACTGCTCGGCTTTGCTTTGCAGCCAATTGGCAGAATTATGAAATATTGCTCATTCTCAACCACTTGCAGTTCATTTCTCTCATCTTCATTTTCCGTTGCTTTTGCTTAAATTGTGCACTGCTTTAGGCACACATATGCTACACTACAGATTGCAGCCGGTACAGACATCTTCACAGTGTCAAAAATGCTTACTCATAAGAATGTTGCAACAACACAAATCTATGCTGAATTAGTAAGTGAAAAGAAAAGAGAAACTGTCGATAAGATATCACTAAAGTAATATGCAATAAAATTGCATATCTGAAATAAACATGCAATAGTGATCAAAAGTTTTTATATGTATAGCCGTTGGGAAAATCGGAGTTTTCCAACGGCTTTTTCATTTATGTAACAATACAAAATACGGTTAAAAATGTAAATTTTCTTTGTTCGTTTTTTTATAAGTATGATTGGCGATTTCACGAAGTATGATACTTATATTATATTAAAAACCAGACATTTTGTAATCATTTCCTTTAATTTCTGATACTTCAAAAATATATTTGCATCAAAATCAATAACAAAAAATCATTAATTATGAAAAGATTAAATTTATTCCATTTTGCTGTAATATATGTAACTGCAATATGTTCAATTACCTCAATTCCCAGATATCTGATATTGAAAGGAAACTCTCCACATAGTCTGGACCTTGTATTATACTCACTCTTCACTACCCTACTTTTTATTACAATCATATTTATGATTGAAACAGCTTACTGTAAATATATTGTACCTACAATATGTAATCTTATTGATGTAGTACAAGATCAAAGAAGTAAAAGGATTAACAAAATACAGGGAAATACGAAAAGTAATGGTAGACTATCGATGAAACTATTTCATAAAACCATTGATGATGATAAAGAAAAGACAGATAATTCTATATTGTACTCTCATGAGGAAGAAGTAAGATTGGATAGAGAACGTATCAAAAAAGAAAAAGATGATACAATAAAAGAAGTCATGTCTTATTTTGAAGCTACTTTCAAAAATATACTGACAAGCAATGAAATGAGTGTCATGAAAGAAAATATTATGGCCTTAAACAATAAAACAGAAATAAAGACAGCTGTATTACGTCGTTTGAATGGAGTTACATCAAAAGATTTATACCATTTAGCTAGAAATATCGGGAAACGGTTAGGATGCTCAAACATGCAAATAGCACATTTCATCAAAAAAAGTTTTCAGCTCATGCTTGAAGATACTGAGATACTGACCATTTCAAGCAAACTCACCTGTAATGAAGGCCGGTTTACTATAAAAATTATTCCTATCGGAACACCGCTCGTTGCACAGTCTCTTCCCTTTTCAAAAGATTAATATAGAAAAAACATTACTATCCATTGGTTAACTTATAATCCACCAGTTAACCAATAATACACCATCTTTCTTTGCTGAAAATCAATTTAAAATGATGAAGATGAAATTAAATTTCGAGGAATTACCTCAAGCCACAGCTTTTCTATTGGAGAAGGTGGAAGAACTGACGATTTCTATTAATGAGATGAAGCAGTTATTAAAGAGACAGACAGCAGCAAAGGAAGAAATGATTGGTATTAACGAGGCTTGTGAGATACTCAGCCTTGCTAAGCCAACGGTTTATGCTCTTGTTCAGGCAAATAAAATCCCCTATTATCAACCTGGGAAAATGCTTAAATTCAAACGTACCGAACTTATGGAGTGGATGGAAAAAAGCAGGAAAAAACCGATTGACAAAGAGAGCCTATACAAAGAGATACAAAAAGGAGTAAAACATAAACCAAAATCAGGATGGGAGGAATTTTAGATATGGGAAAAATTGAAATGACAGATGAATACGTAAGAGTTGGTACCACACTCTATAAAATAGTTTTTCAGCCTCTTATTAATGGCACATTTGCCAAGCGTAGAGTTCCTTGGAGTATGGGGACTTTACGTTATGATCATGGGAAAGACTTCATAGCAAGTGTTCCTAAATACGATGGTTTTTGCACTGTTCCAAGTCACGTAGATTATAAGAGGAATATTGGCTCGTTCCTTAATCTGTATGAGCCGATTACCCATATCCCTCAAAAAGGGAAGTTTCCTCATATACAAGAACTTATTCATCATATTTTCGGAGAACATTATGAGTTAGGTATGGATTACTTTCAGCTTCTTTATCTCAATCCTGTACAGAAACTACCAATTCTACTTTTGGTCTCTCAAGAAAGAAACACCGGTAAAAGTACTTTCCTGAATTTTCTGAAAGCAATCTTTCAGGATAATGTCACATTTAACACTAACGAAGACTTTCGTAGCCAGTTCAATGCTGATTGGGCCGGCAAATTACTTATTGGAGTTGACGAAGTGTTGCTTAACCGCAGAGAGGATTCTGAACGATTAAAGAATCTAAGTACAGCAAGTGTATACAAGATTGAAGCAAAGGGTAAAGACCGCTGTGAAGTGCAATTTTTTGGTAAATTCATCATGTGTTCCAATAATGAAGATACCCCTGTTCTTATAGAACCGGGAGAAACACGTTATTGGGTGCGAAAAATTAATCCTCTCAAAAATGACGATACGAGTTTTCTTCAAAAACTAATCACGGAAATCCCAGCATTCCTTTACTTTCTTCAACACCGTCAACTCACTACGGACAAAGAAAGCAGAATGTGGTTCAGTCCGCAACAGATACATACGCCAGCTCTCGACAGGATTATCAATTGTAGCAGGAATCATACAGAAATAGATCTCGCTGAAATCTGCATAAATATCATGGATACCATGAGCCAGGATAAATTGACTTTCTGTATTAATGACATTCAACAGTTATTAATGCTTAGTAATATCAAGGTTGAAACCTATCAGATTCGAAACATTTTAAAAAGGAACTGGAAACTTACACCTACTGACAATTCTCTTGCTTATTCAACCTTTATAAAAAACTTCCCTCCAGGCCCACCGTATCGAGAAGAAAAGAAAACTGGCCGCTATTATACCATTACAAAAGAATTTCTTAGAAAATTCCGATGATTTGATGAAATGATGAATATTGTTATTAAACAAAAGGGAATGAATGATTTATAATTCATCAAATTTTCATCATAATACAGAATGAAGGCTCAATGTTTCTTTATTTGAGGCATTGAGTCTTTTTTTCTTCCCTATTATTAAATAAATCCTTAATTTTTTTTCTACGAACAGGACTTCTTTATTAATCGCATTTTTTAGTATTGCCTTTGTTATATTTTGTGCATCAATTTCAAATTGTTTTATATCTGTATGACTTTCGTACTCAAATTTCACTTCTTTAATCTTAATGTCTCCGCATTCTGTTTTTACATAAGCATTCTCAAAAGGATAAACATAGCCATCATCGTGTTTGGATTTTTTAGGCAACTCATCTTCCAATTTTCGTATATCTACAATAATCTTACCCTCAGAATTCCTAATCTTATCCTCCTTAGTAGTTAAAGGGATATGGGTAGCATTAATCCATTTACCACAAACGGGGGAACAGAGCCAATCTAATCGTTGCTTATATGATTGGATATTTAAATCATGCTCTTTAGCCCAATCTTCATCAATAAGAAAAAGTCTATGTCTAACAGAACAGTCAATAGTTAATGTGGTTTCAGCAACAATAGCCCCTCCTTCTTCTGGTTCTCTTAATTCCATTAAATCAATTCCGTAATGCTCACCAAACTTCTTTGCCCCCTCTTGATAACCCTTCTTGGTAACCATAATGCCTTTTACTTCTTCCAAGTCATAAAGGACACCAAAAAAGTCTCTCACTTTACCAATAGATACTGTATGGTTATAATTCTTACATTCTATTGCAATCTTAAATGTAGTATTATCATATTGATACTCCCAGTACACATCTATTTGATGCCTCTGGCCTGACTTTCCTACCAATTTTACATTATGCTTTACATCTATATTTTTTACAGATTGATTTTTCAATATTTCATTATAAATTTCCTGGGTAAATTTTTCATATTCAGCACCTTCATTCATAATTTTCAATTTAAAATTTACTAACACACCGACATTTTCTTTCATATCCTCGTCGGAAGCATATACAAATATATATTATTTATAGAACAATATTGAAGTAATTCGCAATTTTCATTGCAAATACTTTTAGTTTATGGTTCCAATCTTTAAACTGTTTTATTATCTTTGCACATATGAGTAATAACATCCTTATGGAAAAAGATATAAACCGAATAAAAGTTGTTCTTGTGGAAAGAAAACGAACCAATAAATGGTTAGCCCAACAATTAGGGAAAGACCCTGCTACGGTTTCCAAATGGTGTACTAATACATCACAGCCCGGTTTGGAAACTCTATTACAAATTGCAGAAGTCTTAGATGTAGATATTAAAGAGCTTCTTAATTCTTCAAAGTGATTAAGTAATAAGTTCAGAAAAGACTCCAATATGATAAACTTGACTAAATACATAAATAAGGATTCCAGACATAAATTATTATTTATGCCTTTTTCTTCCATAATAGTACCATATATTGATATTGGACAAGAATTATCCAAAGCAATAGAATCTAATATAGACAACAAAAGATTGTCATTAATTGCAGGCGATGCTCTTGAGAAAATAATCAGTAGCAATATTGTAAACGATAAAGATATCGGTAAATACATTGCTATTAAAAATATTGGGATTCTTTTTGAACCAGCTTTGAAATTCAATTTAAGAGCAAAAATAGATTCCTGGGCAAAATCCTTTATCCTTATAATAGATTCAAATGAAGGGACTGCTATAAACAATATCTTTTATTTGGCAGGAGATTTTAAAAGCTCATACTCAATAAACCTAACTGAAATTTCGAATAAAACAATTTACAATGAAATATAGCGACCTTATACAATTCGATCCTATTGACGAAATTATCAAGTTCGGACAACTTGATAACGAAGATTATCGTGAGAAACTGGTAAAGAACTTTGTTTGTTCTCAGACATTTGAAAATTATATTATTCCACAGATTTGTGGTAAATTGGATCTGAACTCAACAACAGAAACTAAAGGAATTCAGATTGTAGGTAATTATGGTACCGGTAAATCTCATTTAATGTCTTTGTTTTCCATTATAGCCGAAAATGCAGACTATCTTGACCTGGTTCAAAGCGAAAAAGCAAAAGAGTGGTTAAAGACAATTGCCGGAAAGTATAAGGTGTATCGTTTTGAATTAGGCAATAACCAGGAATTATGGGAAGTAATAACATTCAAAATCGATGCTGCATTAGAAGAATGGGGCGTAGATTATCGCATATCGGATGATGACACTCCCCGCACCTATTCTGAGAAACTAGAGTTAATGCTGGCAGCCTTTGAGGAAGTCTATCCAGACAAAGGCTTTATGCTGGTGGTAGATGAGATGCTGGCATACCTGAAAGGAAGAAGCGAACCTGCTAAATTAAACAGAGATCTTCAAGTGTTACAAGCTCTTGGACAGATGAGCGACCGTACCCATTTCCGTATGGTTTTCGGTGTACAGGAACTGATTTACCGTTCTCCTGAATTCCAGTTTGCCAAAGATATGCTGGGACATGTAAATGAAAGATATGTCGATTTGACTATTCAGAAGGAAGATGTACAATTCATTGTGCAGCAACGACTGTTGCAGAAAAACGAACACCAGAAAGCACAGATACGTAAACATCTTTCCCAGTTCACTACTATGTTTCCACACATGAACAACAATCTGGAAACATACGTAAACCTATTCCCTGTCCATCCGTCATATTTTGAAAATTTCTCACTCATTCGAATAGGTAAAAGTCAGCGCGAAGTCCTGAAAACCCTTTCAAAAAAGTTCAGTACTATCATAAACGACGAGGTTCCGACAGATAAACCAGGTCTCATTTGTTATGATTCCTATTGGCAGGATATGCTAGGAAATGTAGATTTGAATGCCGACCCCGACGTAAGCAAAGTAAGTTCTATCACAGCACTGATTGATCAAAAGATAGAAGAAAACTTCACCAAAGGACTTGCCCCAAAGAAGGTATTGGCTCACAGAATTGTTTCAGCAGCAGCCATAAAAATGTTACAGGCAGATTTAAGCCATCCCAACGGGGTTTCTGCCGAGACATTGGCAAATGATTTATGCCATGTAGATATTACATGCGAAAATTTTGACGAACTTGTAGACTTGGCATTCACACGTGTACTTGATTCTATCGTTTCGGCAACTATCGGACAGTATTTTGTTAAAGGAGAAAACAACGAATATCATATTCGTATAGAAGGTGGTGTAAACTACGAACAGAAAGTCAAAGACTATGCAGCCCAAATGGGTGATGGCCAGAAAGATGAATATTTCTACATGTTCCTTTCAGAAGTTCTTCCGGTTGAAGGTGAAACATATCGCAGAAACTTCAGAATATGGGAACATCATATAGAGTGGCAATCACATAAATGTAGTAGGACAGGGTATATTTTTATGGGTAATCCCAATGAACGTTCTACCACTCAGCCACAACAACATTTCTATATATTCTTCATGCCGATTTTTGACACGAGCAATTCTTCAAGACCTGCTGAAAAGGATAGTGTTTATTTTCTGATGAATGATTTAAGCGAAGAGCTGAAACAAAAGATTGTGTTATATGGTTCTGCCCTCTCGCAAGAAGGTAGTGCAAGCACAGATGAAAAGCCTCGTTACAAACAGTTGCGGGAGAAATATTACAAGGAAGCCAGAAATATGTTCAACAACGAGTTCCTGGCTAAAATCATGGTAGAATATATAGGCGACAAGCATCCTATGCAAGGTATGCCTGGCGCACAAGCTGATTCCAAAATCGATGCAGTAAGTGCCGTCACGTCGTATATCATGGAAAAACAATTTGAGCTAGAAAATCCTCATTATCCTAAGTTCTCAGCTTTGCAGCAACCTCTAACCAATGAAAACAGAGAAAACCTCTTACGTTCGGCCCGTGCTAAAATTGCATCACCAACCACGATAAACAGGAATGG